CTATTCTCAGACAGTGATCCATTCTCAGTGTACTCTTGCTGTAAAGCATTCATATCAAATGCACCCTCAGCTACTGGTACATCTTGTGGTATACCTAGATCTTCTTGAACATCTACAGGAGCAGTTTCTTCTTGAGCACCATGCATCTTTCGTTCTAATTCTTCATAACTTTCTTTAAGCTTACCATAATCTCCTTGAAACTTATCCCCACTATTATCTAAAGCAGGACGTTCAGTAGACATATCATTACCGTCCACCTTATCAATCATCTCTTGATTGTATTGGTCTTCAGCAGACATATCTCCTTGTTCAGTTGGTACTACTAGCTGGTCTGCCATGTCTTTCTCCGTAATGTTCTTTAATGGTTCCGTTTCTTAATTGGATTTTAGTATAGGTAGATTCTAATCCACCAGCTGTACGTACATTAGCTTTCTGTTCAAGAATTTTATTGTTAATTTCAACATTCTTAAGTTCAGCTTTACTAGTTACGGACTTAGCTACTTTATCTTTTGCTTTCTGTTTATCTTTTCCTTCTGTATTTTTATTGCCCATCTTTAAAATTTTCTCCTTGTTGTGCTCTCATCATTTCACCACCTTGGGTGACAGCATTAGGTACACCTGCTTTCATCATCTCTGCCTGTTGCTGTGCCTGTTGTTGAGCTTGTTGTTCTTGTTGGACTTCCTCTTGAGTCTTAACTAAACCCTTCATGTCTATACCAAAGCCTACACCTATTCTCTTTGCAAAGTCAGAGACATTGATATATTGTGATACCACTTCTGGTCCTAAGGTTTGAGTCAAAGTCTGTATAAAGGTAGCCAGTTTGTTAGCATCATTACCTCTACCTAGAGCCTCGTAGCCTGTGATAATGACAGGTTCAACGGTCCCTTCTGGTAACTTAGGTAACTTACCTTCCTTCTCTAGTCCTGCTTGTATTCTTTTTACTAATGGAAGTTGAAGCTCATGAGATAGTAGTGAGTATACTCCTCCCTTTGAGGTATCAATTTCTTGTGCCATCATTCTGATCTCTTCTGCTGTAACTCTTTCTGCATTCCTCTGTACTCCTTCTAACAATAAGAAGGCAGAAGCTAGTCTACGTTCAATAGTCTCTAGTGTTTCTCTAGCTACTCTAAAGTCATTGAACTTCTGTACTTGTACAACACCAACATCATCTGGATTGCCCTGTCTAACAGATAGGTTAGGTGCAATTACAGACTTCATCTTAGTAGTGCCGTTAGGTTTAACAAGGAAGATAACCTTGGCAGCAGCAGCAGTTCCTTCTAAGATACTTCTATTCAAACCTTCTGCTGCTCTAAGATCTCCTAAGTACTCCTCTACAAATCCCCTTCCATAGTCCTCACCATCAATAGCATTGTACCGTAAGGCTAACCAAGGGTTCTTATCTAGTGGATAATTAGAAGTAGTATCAGGTATCTTTATGTTGTTTACTTCTTGGTGTACTTTTATCTTTCCATCTTTACGTCTAACTACTGTGTATAATTCTAGTACTTTTTCTATACTGTCTGCATTATCACCTGTTTCTTTAGGTGGTGCAGAATTAAAGATGTCCATATATAATTCTCTAGACATTTCTTCTTTAACTATAATCTCTAGCATTTCACCTTGAGGATCTCGTCTTACACAGAATTGATCTAGATGGAATACTCTAATTTTATTTTTCTTACCAACATGAAGGACACAGTTACCAGTAATGACTAGGTGACGTAAGCATTCATTCAAGGGTACACGCATAGCCTTAGCTTCTACTTCATTACTAATGGCTCTCTCCATAGAGTTAAGTCCTTCTTCTACTGGAGCACGTTGAGCCTCTAGTTCCTGTAACATAAAGTCATCAATCTGAAACTTCACAAAGGGGGAGTTAGGAGGGAACAGGGTAAGTAGAAACTTAGAACTTAAACTGTTAACACCTTTGGCTCCTATGCTTTGATAAGGTGTAGGTAAAGGTTGGTTCCTATCACCATGACGAGGTAGGATAAAAGGTAAGGTTAGCTCTGCACTCTCCCATGCTACATCTAAGAAGCACTGTTTGTCACGGCACATATTTGAGTAGCGTTTGTTAGTTTGCATCATGCTAATTGTAATCCTGTGTTAGTGAATGATTCAGTAGAAAGACTTAGATCTCCTACATCATCCTGTGTTAGTTTTCTTTTCTTAGTTCTTGAGATAGCAGTAGCTAATGATTTAGCAGCTTGTCTACCTCCACTACCTGTGGTAGCTATGTTGGTGTTCTGTTGTATATTGGCTACTTGAGCTGTTTGTTGGGGTAAATCATATGTAGGTTGTTGTGGCATTAAAGCTGCCCCAAGTAATCCTGTACCTAAACCTATAACAGCTCCACCTACCGCACCAGCAGAGATAGCAGTAAAAGGTACTCCTGCAAGGACAGTACCAAATACATCAAGTCCTACGTTGGTAGCCATATTACTTAAACCTAATCCACCAGTAGCTGCGCCAAGGGCTACACTTAAGCCAATGTCTAAGTATCTATTACCTGTGCTTACACACATCCTCTAACCTATGTTTAATCCAGTGGATGAACCAGAACCTAATGTATTAAACGCTCCTTTACCTCTTGACTTTCTAGCTGTTCTTTTCTTAGCAGCTGTCGTAGCTTTCTCCGTTGGACTCTTAGCCTTACTAGCAACACTAGCTATCGGAGCTGGTGGAGCTGGAGGAGGCGGTGGAGGGGGCGGAGGGGGAGGGGGAGAGGGTGCAGGGCGAGAAGGTGAACTCATACATAATACTGCTGATAATAATCCTAAGTTAATCACGGTAATTCTCCTTTGTTAACTACTATCTAAAGTAATTTGATCAGTGTTATCGAATTGGTTTTGTCTTAGTTCTTCCTGTCTATCTTTTAAGTAATCTAATATCTCTATGTAACCTTTGATCTTGTAGAAATCCTCTATACTTTTAGCGTTACGTATTCCTTGAGGACCAAAGTTCTCATCTAATTCTTTAAGTAGTCCATCAGTAATTATAATATTGTCCATTGATTCCCCTTCTAAAGGTCCGAAGTTATTGCGCTCGTGGCGCAACTGCTATTTAACAGGACATACACCAGACTCACACTCATCGTTCTCTATTTCATGGGTACTATCAGTGTCACTCAAGTCTACTTCAGTTAGCTGTGCTACATACTCCTTGTACCTAGCCTCAGTTACTACTTCTTGTGGAAGGTATTCGTAGACAGTATTAGTAATGGGAAGAAAGCTAACACCAACATAGCTAGACCAATTACTCTTAAGCCAATCTCTAATAGCAGGGACCTCATCTTCTTTATAAGAAATTGTAATCGAGCAGTTCTGTTCAACGTAAGAATCCATGAGTAACTTGTAGCGTGAAAGCTGTTCAATAGCCGTCTCGTTATTAACATATAAATCTCCCTCCTTATCAAACCTGATGTTTTCCCAAGATACAGGGAAAGTTACGATGGCATTATGCTCATCAGTAGGATTAACAACAACATGATACCCTGCTTCTCTAAGTCTAGGTAGCATAGGATCATTGATACTAAAGTTAACATTGTTAAAGATGTACTTACCCATAGGTTTATGACATCCTTCAGTAGTATCCATGATCTTACTCAGTGTACCACTAGGTTTGATAGTGGTTACATTCTTAGGACGTTGAGTACCTAGCTCATCTGCCATAGAGTATGCACCATGTACTGCTATATTACGTAGTCGCTTGTAATCATACTGTGATAAGTCCTGCCTCGTAGCAATCCCTGTAAGTCCAACTCCACATAACCTGAGATACTCATTGTTCTCATGCCATGTTCTTTGCAGAATGCCATCATCAAGATTGACAAGAGTTTGACGATAGTTGGCTCTGGCAATAATATACATAGCTCGTTCAAGTCCTCCGCTATCATCTCTGAATTTGCTGAGGTCCACTTCGGAGAGGTTGCAGAAAGATTTGTTTCCAAGGAGAATTTCTGCACAGGGATTGACTCCACTAAACCAAGGAGCACGTTTCCTAGCTTCTTCTCCGTTGATAAATCCAGGTTCTGATCCTCCTGATTCTGAGATGATCTTGAAGAGTTGTTCAAGTTGCTCATGACTAGGCTCCTTCCAAAAGACTATACTGTTATTAGACTGTGCTCTGTGTGGTGATGCTGATAGATTTTCCTTGGCTCTAGCAAACTCTTCCCACTCTGGAGTATCATGGTAGACCAAGGCTATCTCTGCTGATCTCCTAGAAGATAGAACAGTACCTAACCAGTTCATAATATCTAGGATGTCTATCTTACCTAGTAACTGTCCTGACTTCTTGTTTAGAATCCCAATGATTTCTGTGAAGGCTCGTGACATTGGTTCATCACCTGAAGATATCCATCCGTATCCTGCAAGGCGTTGTCCTGCTGGTCTGAGTTGTGTGAGATCGAGTACGAAACTTGTAGCTTTCCCTTTATATGCCAGAACCTTACCGATAGACTTTGCCCATGCTTCAGCGGAGTCTCCAACTGTAATCGTCCAAGTCCCATTATCGGAAGACTCTTTGTTTCCTTCGTGTCCTCCTTTTTTAGTTCGCTTAGAACGTAGCACTTGAATATTTCTGATAGGTGATGTGAAACCAGAGAGTGTACCGACAACAGGCGTGAAACCCACACCACACCCTTGAAGCAAGAGCCATAAAGAGTCAACAACGTCATGAATAGTCTCCACTTTTAAGTGTGAACAATTAAACTGACTAGCCTCACGCTTCTTAGCTACATCAGTTCCTCCTAACCACAGTGTTCTACCACTAACCATTACCTTCCTGCTAATCATTAGTTCTCTTAGCTCTACAAGCTCAGTTATTTCTGAGGTTCCTGCTCTATCCCAGAGCCAAGCTTGATGATGTATCACTCTATCAACTGTCTGCTCCCACGTTTCATAGCCTGTATCTGTAGGTCTATTGTATGTACGTCTGGTTATTACCTGTGCTCTTACACTTGTCAATTAACTAGACCTCCCATAATTTCTTTAGTTTCATTCAAGGTTCTTGTTAGTTTATCTATACTAAGAAAGAACTCTTCCATGAGTTCCTCCCTAGTTCCCTCTACTGTGTTATCCTCAATATCTAAAGCAGCTGTAGCTAACAATTGTATCTCTTCAAATATTAAC